ATTTTTTTTCGGGCCAAAATTTCACCTTCTTCGAAGTGTAAACCTAATAATTAACCTAAAGCAAATTATTATTAGGTTTTAGATTATTTTTGCGTCACCTACGCCAGTTACATCAAGTAAGTAACTGGCTTCGGTGACGCCTATTTTTGTGTTTCTTCATTATTTTGTTCTAAAGTGTTACTTTTTTCTTGTGTTTGTTTACTACTTACGGACTGTTGTGGTTCATCAAAGGTATATTTGCTACCATACAGACCTTGTTGTTGGAGATATTCGAGCGTTGCAGGATCATTCAAACGGTCGATGAAATTCATAGGATCGTGACCGAATTTAGCTCGAACGTAAGCGGGTAAACTGTAGAATTCTTCACGAACTCCGGACACAAGCTCAAGAGCTGTACTGTAGTCACCGGGAAGCGTTGCATCTCCGAACTGCAGATAAGCGTATTGCGAACTATCGCCGAGATCAAGAGTCATGATACCTTTCTGACCGTCTGCATACTTATTTACGATGTAGTTAATATCAGTTTCATCTTTCTCGTCCTGAACGGTAAGAGAGGGCATGGTAAACTCAATACCGCAATGATCATGTTCTTCTACAGGATCATAAGCTGTCTTAAATTTCATAGTTTCACCTCCTTTCGCAGGCGCCTAGACGCGGCGGGCGTGGCGTACAAAAAAAGGGCGATCTCCGTGAGATCGTCCTTTTTCTGATACGCTCTTTATTAGATTATCATTTAGTAGAATCATTGTCAACAGGCTGCACATATTCTATGGCGCGACCAACCATGACAGGAACACGGGACTCGTCACAATTCTCAATGTAATAGCGACCGTCGCTGTCACCGAGATTGCCAATATAATACAAAGTAAAGTCTTCAGGATACTTTTTAATAAGCATTTTATCATCGTTAACTATACCTTCAAAAGCTCGCAGAGCAAGCATATCATTGTGGTAAACCTGCGGAGGACTGAACTGTTCAGCCTTGGAATCATAAATGGAATAAAGTCTCAGCGGAACCATCTCCTTTTCTAAGTGCAACTAAATACCTGCGAATCATAAGATATAACGTAGCTGATATAACATAATAGTCATTATCAAGGCGAATAACTTTAGAATCATCAGGTTTAAGACGGTAAGCGGCATATTTACTTCCACGAAAAGAATAATAAAAAGGAATATTACGCTTACAACAGAAATTACTAACAGCTCTAAACTCACTAATAAGCATCACCTCATTTCCGACTTAATAATAACACAGTCACAATACCTTGTCAAGTTTTCTGCCAAGAAAATGCTTATACTTACCTTCCTGAACACGACAACGATCAATCAATCGCTCGAAAGTATTGTTCTCCAAGTTATGCAGCATCTTCTCAATACGGTTATTGCGAATAAACTCCATCCAGTGAGGATGCGTTTCATCGAATTTCTTATCGTAATAACGAGGAGGACGCATCTTTCTACCATTGATAACAATATAATCGTTAGCATAACACTCTTCACCATGCTCTTCAAGCCATTTTCCGCCTATACCGGGACGATTGGATGCAAGCATAAACTCAGGCGTACGGCCTTTATAGTGAGCAGCAGCTTTACTGCCAGTCTGCTTTTTAACTATGTAACGGGCGACATAGGCAGCAGAATCAAAGCTAAACTCACCAATAAGATGCATACCGTATTTCCATACTTTGGCAAAACGAGAAGAAGTATAAGTATTATAACCGTCTGTACGGAACCGAAAAATTTTGTCATCAAAATCAATATTAAACAAAATGTAATGATAATGGGGACGACCATGAAGCTCACCGTATTCACCACAGCCGAGAAAACGAATACCGCTGCCATACTCACGACGAAGATTTTTCATGAAAGTCTGATGAAATTTCTTGCTTAAGCTTTTATCACGTGGCAAATGATAATCGTCGAAAGTGCAAGTAACGAAATAAGCAGAAGACGAAGAACGGGCTTCGTGAACAGCACGGACAGCCCATTGTCTACTATTTTCGAGACGACAACCGATGCATTGTTTACAAGAACAACGAATGAAACGGCTATCGCCAGCAAGCTCAGGGTGAGAGGCAAGGCTACCGTAAAAACTATAATGCTGTTTTCCATTTTTCGTAATCGCTCCTTCAACTGGGTACATAAGAATAGGATTATAACAAACCATATTAATCACCTGTACCGATTGTATCAGGATTAAGTCAGAATGTCAAATCCTAAATCCACCTCGTCCTACTCTTTTAAAATTTCTACGACGAGATCTGGAGGTACGCCGGAAAAGACGGCGAGAACCTCGTTTAGATAAGCGACGTCGTCTCATTTAGCATCCCTCCAAGAACCGAAAAAACGGCTAGTTTTTTTAGAATCATTCTTATTAGCAACTGGCTCAACAAGCTGCGCAACATCGGATTGAAAGTCCGAGGCAACTTTTTTAGCAGTAACAGTATTCGAAGAAGCTTTACCTTTCAGAGCTTCAATTAGATCCACAACTTCCTGAATAAAGGGAACAACAACAGAAACAATAAAAGTCAAAATCATAGTAGTTTTATTAGACATAAAAGTTATCTCCTTCCAAAGTAACGACCTCCGAGGAAGCCTATAACATTTTTAACAGTAGAACCAACACCACTAGCGACAGATCTAGGAGCACCTGTAAGACTTTCAATATTCTTATAGAAATCACGTTCCATACCTGCCATTTCAGTTTGGATATTATCAAAAGCAGCGGCAGAATTAGCACGATTAGCAGCAGCAATGTTGTTCAAAACGCCAGAACTAAGGTAAGAACCCTGAAGACGAAGGTTTTCAAGCTCCAAATTCATCTTTTCAAGCTCATAACCAAGACGTTTTTCATAAGTCTGCTCACGAAGATTCAAATCATTTGCAAGAATACCATTCTGAAGAACTGTACCATGGGTGCTCTGACGCACAGAATCGGCTTCTGCGACGTTTTTATCAATTTGAGATATTGCAAGATGCTCGGCATTCTTAGCCTGCCTTTCAGCGGCACTAGCGGCTTTAGCAGAGTTCATGGTGGAACCAATATCACTCATGCCTACAGAAGCGGCTGAAGCTCCAGATATAGAACCGCCTATACCATTAGTTGCAGCAAGAATAGGATTAAGACCAGCTCTGCGCATATCTTCTACAGCCCATTGATAACGATGTTTATAATTTTCAACGTTCCACTCGTTAGCTTGTGCTGCATTAGCAGAATTGTAATGATTCTGAACTACAGATCCAAGAACAGAACCAGCGACGCTGCCTAAAGTATTAGAAAGCCAAGACATGAAACCAGCTCCTTTTAGAAATGATCAACAAGACCAGGTGTGCCAAACATAGGCATAGGACGCACAGTAGTATAACGGAAGCCTATGTCAAGCAAGAACTCAGGCTCACTGGGAACAGCGATAATGCGCTCAATAGGTGGATTTTCCATAATAAATTCCTCGTTTAGAGTGGGAGCGTTATTGAAGAACTGTGAAAGATGCCAAACGTCAAGGTTACCACCAGTTATAGAGCTACGGAACTTGCCTGTAATCTGCGAAGGTTTATAGCGATATTCGGCGTAACGTTCCTGATAGCCAAAAACAGTAGTATCAGCTTCAGAACCTTGAGCATAGATCTCACGAAGCTCAATAGCCTGTTCACCGAGATGCGCGAATGTGGGCCAGTAGAAATCATAAACCGTAGAGCGAAGCCACATCTTGTTAATACCCTGCTGATAAGTAAGATCGGCGCGAGCGCATACAAAGCCGAAAACATAACCATGTTCGACAAAAGACTTAGTAAAACCATGGAACTTGGCAGCAGTAACACCATAAGCAGAGAGATTGCCTTGAGGAGAGGTGTTGTCGGTTGCAGAAGTCTGAGCTATTGGATTGACATTAACCATTTTAGTGAAAGAGCCGAGGAACTCAGGGCGCTGAAGACGAGCGTCCGGAGAAACTACGCCAAAGAAAGAACGAAGCACTTCTGTATACCGACTACCACCACGAGCAAGACGTTCGTAGAATTTCTGCATCTGGAAGGCAGTACGAAGGCTGTTGATGGTAAATATACTTGAACTATCAAGATCAGCGTAAGAATCTTTAGAAAGCCAAGAAGAACCGGGTTTAGCAACAACAGTAGACTTACCACTACTGTTAACAGAGTGACCAGCTATAGAAACATCAAAACCGCCTTGGTATTCTAAAACACCGTTTCCAGTATAAACATCATGAACGCCGCCACTTGCAGAAAGCTGAGCAGCGCCTAAATCAGCATTAGACTGAGCGACAAAATAGCCTGTAACAGGGGAAGGATCGACTAAAGCAGCGGTACCGGCCAGGCCTATAGACACACCGGGTCCCTTCTGCGTCCAAGGCAGAGAAGAAGTAAAGTAATCATGACGCTTACCGCGAGGCGGACAGGCAAGGCCGGGAACAATATTGGTACCTGACGTGAAAACCCAAGAAGGCTGTTCAGAAGCTCGGGCAGAGTTCAGAACTTCATTGGTATCGCCTTTCTGAATCTTGACGGATTTCTGGAGGTTTTCATCTCGAAACCATTCGTTCCAAATGAGGTATACACCACGAAATGGAAGAGCGCTAATACCAGATAAATTACCAGACGTATTCACGGGCAAGCCAAAATAGTCCCAAAGAGAGCCTACATAAGCATTTTCAGAGTTACCAGAAGCAGTAACAGTAGGGATGACATAATCAGTGCTATCATCAGGGTCTTCCTGTTCAAAACAGAAATTCTGCCAGTGTTCCCAAACGAGGCGGTTTGGTACAAAAAAGAAAAACCAGTCCAGATAAATATTATCCATGACAGGCTTAATAGGAGTAGCCAAACGAGCGAAGTAATTAACAGACATACGTGTAGTATCGCCAGGCAAAACCTCATCAATAAATACAGGTATAAGCCTGCCTGAATCAAAAGTTGTCTTATAAACATGGGAACGGTCGAACTTAGTCCTTTTCATGTACATTGCAGGAGCATCGCTGAAGCGATGTCCTCGAACTCTTATTTTTTTTCGGGCCAAAATTTCACCTTCTTCGAAGTGTAAACCTAATAATTAACCTAAAGCAAATTATTATTAGGTTTTAGATTATTT